GCACAAGAAGACTCAGGCAGAGTTTAACAAGATGCGCCGCCTTGAGGAGCTTCTATGGTTTCTTGAGAGAGGAAAAGAGCCTGAGTGTATTTCATGCGGGAAAACAAAAATGGACTGGTGTTGCGGGCACTTTAAAACGGTAGGCGCTCAGTCCGGCCTCAGATACTCACCAGACAACACAAAGCTTCAGTGTAACCGCTACTGCAATATGGGGCTAAGCGGCAACATAGACGGTAACAAGACGACTAGGGGGTATAAGCAAGGGCTAAGGGATAGGTTTGGTGATGATGAAGCCGAAAGAATTATTGAATACTGCGAAACAACAACCGCGCCAGTCAAATTTACCTGCGACCAACTTGAGTCAGATCGGGCAAAGTACAGCGCCAGAAGCAGAGGGCTAATGGCAAACCCGCTCATTAACTCTTACCTAAAGTAAAAGAAATCCTTTACTTCTCCGTCCTCCGTATCTATACTTATCCCAACTTAAACAAAAACAGAGGTTCACATGGGACAAGTTACTGAGGTTGATCTAAACGACTATCGAGTTTCTCATTACAAGGCTATGGCTGAAGAGGCTGATCAGTATTACCTAAACGAGTCGGTCAGCAGCAAAAGAATCAAAGAGCGTGTTGAGTCTGTTCTTCTCTCGTTTTCAAATATGGATGAAGACACCAATCTAGTTCTTTCCCAGATTATACCGCGACGAAATGTCAGTGACATATCTCAAGCAACACTTGATAAGTATTTAGCTCTCATGTCGCTGTCAGAAATGATAACCGAAATCAGCATTCAAGATGGGGCAGTTAAGCCGGGTCAAGAAGCTTTGGCGGTTAAGCTGGTTGGCGAGTTTTTGACTGGTGTAAGAGGTGATATGTATGACTATTTCAAAGATTAAATTCAAGGCGGCGATGACGTTTCAAAAGCGCGGTTATCAGCCGCCACCGCGCAAACTTTTAACTCGTGATCGATGCGTTTGGATTGCGAAAATGCACGAACTAGAACAGCGGGAGAATAACAGTGAGCGATAAACTCGGATTCATTAGCAACATGCCAAATAATGAGTATCACTCTCTTTCCGGTATAAGCAAAAGCGGACTGGACAAAATTGATCGAAGCCCGGCTCATTACAAATATGGCGAGAGAAAGCCATCAACTCGCAACATGGAAATAGGAACAGCTATTCATTGTGCGATACTTGAGCCGGTTAGATTTGATAATGAATACGTTATCACCGAGTCAGAAACAAGAACGGCGGCAGAGTATAAAAAACAAAAGGCATTGCATGGTGGCGAGCTAACTCTAACAAAGCAGGAAGGGAAGAAAATAAAAGGAATGCAAGAGTCAATTCATAATGACCTTGAAGCCATGAAGATATTAACGTCAGAGGGCGAGGCCGAGCTTTCCGCAATATGCATAGACCCAGAAACAGGAATACAAATTCGTTCTCGGTTTGACTGGCTATCAAAAGACGGAACAGCTCTTGACCTGAAAAAAACTCAAGACGCCAGACAGCAAAAGTTTTCGAGATCAATTTGCGACTACAGATACCACGTTCAAGACGCTATGTATTCTTTTGTTTATGAGCTAATTACCGGCGAGAAACTAAAGGCTTTTAAGTTTTTGGCAGTAGAAGAAGATGCGCCTCACGCCTGCAAAGTTTATGAGCTCGATGAGCTATCAAAAGAAATCGGCTTCCATTATTTCAGAAAGAACCTAAGAACATACGCCGAATGTTTGAGCAAAGATAAGTGGCCAATACCAGAAATGGGAGACGGAATTATCGAGCTGCCAAACTGGGAAATCAACAAATATGAAGAAGACTTGGAGGTTTTAATATGAATGACATAACAAACTTGGCAGACACAGTTAAGCCAAAAAGCGACCAGCTAAACGCCGACGATCTATTGACCGGCCCAATTAATGTGACGGTAATTAACGTCAAGCGCGGATCGAATGACCAGCCTGTCGTTATTGAGATAGCAGGAATGATGCCGTACAAACCCTGCAAAAGTATGCGCCGAGTTTTAATCTCTGCATGGGGTCAAAATGGTGCCGACTGGATCGGAAAAAGTATGACCCTATTTAATGATCCATCAGTTAAGTTTGGCGGCGTTGCCCTTGGTGGAATACGAATAAGCCATGTAAGCCACATCAAAAACGCTATGGCTATGATGCTTACAACAACTAGAAGCAAGCGAGCGCAATGCGTCATTCAACCCATGATTGTCGATCACAGCGAAGTGATAAAAAAATACTTCAGCCTTCAAGAAATCGGGCAAAAAAAGATGTGGGAAAAATTGCAGCCAGATCAGCAGACAGCAATCATCAACGCAGCAAAACAATAAGGAATCCGCTATGTGCTATGAAGTAGAAATTTATAAAAACGAACAAGGCCAGAAGCGAGCAAAAGTGTTCAGCCATGGCCATGAGATGTTCCGAGATGCAACACCAGCAACCGCTTATAAAACGGTGGAAGGCTGGGAGATGGTGGACGAAAAGAGAGAGGCGTTCAAACGATGAAAGCATTACTGTTAATTCTAGTAGCAACACTAGCGCCAGCTGCCAACGCTAACCAGTCAGAGATTAACGCGATGACCATGTGTCGGGCAGCGCAATCAACCGGCTATCTAATGGGTAACTGCCGAGTGCGGCGAGCAAGCCAGACAATCGACATGACGATCTACACGTCAATGACTGAAGCCACTAAGATGTGCAATCAGATGAGCTTCTACGCTGGCAAGCTCGGACTACGATTTGACAATGGCTGGCTTATTCGCATCATAAAGCCGATTGATTTAAGTGTCATGGTTGAGTGCGGGTTGTAGCCACTAGATATTAAGAACCCTCACCCGCTTAACTGCGGGTTTTTGGGTGTCTGACACAGGAGATAAGCTATGAGAAAGTTTGGCAGATTGCATATAGACCTAAAGAGCGTTAATGCAATTGAGTTTCAAGGAGGCACTTCATCGATAATCATTTACGCCGGAGCCTCGATCATTTATTACACTCAAGAATATATTGATTCTGACGGCAGCAGTGAAGATTACGAAACAATCTGCGCAAGGCGACATCAAGAGTTTGTTGATGCTGTGATTGCGGCGAAGGCTACTAACAATGAACCATAAACAACTAGCGGAACTATGCGAAGACAGCTACAGCGGAACACCAGATTTCTCAAAAAACGGCGTCGAAGTGTTTATGACACGTCAAGCAGATTGCGTAATATTCGCAATTCGTGGCACTCAATTGAATCTAATCGACCTAGTGAGAAACCTAGTATGGTGGCCTAGATCATTGGGCGGTATTGATGCTCATGCGGGTTATGCTGATGGCTGGCAGGGTATCGAAGACTGGCTTGATATTGCTAGGCGTGACTTAGGAATTAAAGACAGAATAAAGCCTGTGCTGCTCACCGGACATTCAGCAGGCGGTGCCATCGCTCTAATCGGCGCTGCTGAGTTTTTACGCAAAGGCTGGCCAATAGTCGAATGCGTGACGTTCGGCGCACCACGGACAATCAGCGACGATATGATCAATGATATGGGGTTCATCACGACTCAGTATGTTCACGCTCGCGACCCTATCCCGTCATGGCTCGGTCACACTGATTACAAGCACGTTAGAAAAGTTTACGTTGGTGGCGCGGAGTCATCACCCTGGTGGAAGAAGAGATTTATCATCAACAGCTTTCACAGTATGGAATTGTACAAGGATCTCGTAGAGTGAAGCCCTACTTTCACATTGCGTCACACAAGGCTAATTACAGCGCTTTTTACATTAAGCGGGTGAAGGGTAATCACGGTGAGCTCTACGAAATCAGGAAGAACAAGCTGCCAAGGGGAAAGGTGTATCGCCGGTTAAACGCTATTGAATGGGCTAGGCATCACGAGCGACTAGGCCGGGCTAATATTGCGGCTAAGATGGTATTGAGGGATTTTAGAAATGAAGCCAAATAAGTATCAACCCAAAGGCGGAATGTGCGGATCTTGCACTAAAGCGCTAAGCAACTGCTCAAGCCTGCACTTTGAATCAATGCCGGTGATAGCCAAATCCGGTGATGCGGTTATTGTTCGGTGCACTGAGTATCGGAAAATAAAAAGCCCCAGTTAAGGGGCTGCGAGCAATTAGAGTTGAGAGCTGCTAAAAAACAGCGCCTACCTCTAGTCGCTATGGTGGGGTTGCCCGCCCTGCCCATAGCCAGTTTGATTATTATACACCTAACTTTTCAGATGTCGCCTTTGTGCCGCCGCCAATACGGTTATCGGTTAGACAGTGCATCGGTTTTCTCCTTGCTTCCAGATGATGAGCCAAACCAGAAATTCATAATCTGAGCTTGCGCGGCAGTCATAACGCCAAGCAACCCCATAACAAGAGGCATTATATCTTCCTGTATTGTCACGTCACCCTGAATAAGTGAATACATTAACCAGAAGTAACCAATGGTGTAAATCACGCTCAGGACGACTTGAGGGGTTATTGTCGTTGATTTGGCTAAGTCTCTGGCTGAGTCCCTATCCTTAATGTCCAGCTCTTTCATATCCTTCTTGAACTGGCTGTCGGCCTTCTTCAGCTTAAGCAAGGCGTTAGGGTCAGACTGAGCAACAATTCCGGCAATCATATCCTCACCAGCATCAGATACATCCCTGCCAGTCAGGACGGAGCAGATCGTATTAGCGGCTATCCCCGCAAATGGGCCACCTAATGCAGCGGCAAGTGTTGGCGCAACCTTAGCTAAGACGCCTTTCCAGTCACTCATGTCACCACCTCGTATTGAGTCTTTAACCGGCCAAACACGTTACGCACCTTGCTGGCCTTGAGCTTCTGCATTCTGGCAACCTGACGCACACCGATCGACACATGCACCCAGCTATCGAACTCTTGAATGCATTGGTCAAACTGCATGTTATCGCCAATGAAGTCGAACAGCTGTTGAGGGGCAAGCCCTGACGCGCGTATATCGGCAGCAACACATTGCATGTGATGAGAGTTTTTAGAGCCACCTATTGCCTTGTTGAGCTCTGGGGATCGGTAGCCAGATGAGATAGTGACAGGAACATCTAGCTCATAACGCTGGCACAGCATGTTACGCAATACCTGAAGCCAGTTAGCCAAGCTGACTACATTAGCTATCAGTATGTCAGGCACAGAGTTATCAATGCCTCGGCGTGTCGCCTCTTGCGATGCCTCAAATTCCCACAAGGAGAAGTTTCTGGTTATGTCACCCATATCAAATCAACCTCTGTCGAGTCACCATCTGAATGCGATCCTCAGACGGTGTATAGCGAATAGAGTTACCCTGCTGCTGATGGTAAAAGGCGTATTGCTTGGCGTTGTCCTTGGTTCTCTTCTCGCTCTTAGGGTCTTCTGGCTCAATCTCCAAGCCAATCTTCTCCAAGGTCATACCACTCAGCTCACGAAAGCGCTTTACCAGAAAATGACAGTACCCAAAAACCTCGTATTCCTTCCGCTCAATGTCGCTTAAACGATCTAATTCTATTTTCACTGCTAAAGCCTTTTTTAATGTATGCGCAAATAATAGTTGATTTAGTAACGCCGGTCTATTACTTTAACTGGTAACAAGGATATATTACCTAAGAGGCTAAATTATGAAACAGAAAAACGGATTTATAATGTGCGACTATGCTTTCCCTCCAGCGCTAAAAAGCGAGAAAGGGATGGCAACCCGCGATGACCGAGTACGCTATGCGCACCGGCCACCAATGAGTACAGTTGGAAAGACTAGAGTAATAGAAAGGGCGGAGCGTCCTATACTGGAGTGTTGACAACGGTTCCGTTGGCGTCAACCCATACAGCGCCAGCAGTTGAGTTTGATGCGTAAGCGGGGCGGCCAGCAGTGAAATCCCACACCGCTTTCCCTCGCTCCTTAAACTCTGTATTTATTTTGTCTGAAATAGAGTTAAGCTGTGCGGAGGTCGATACAGGCATCAGTGAGTTGGAAAAATCATTAATAACGGCATCAGTTGATATAAGTTGGTACTGTCCGATAGACGCACCATTGACCGTATTGTCATATACCGTAACTCCGTTCATAAAGTTTATTTTTACGGCGTAAGGCTGTGTTGTTTTTATGGTGTTTTTAGCAACTATTAAAGAGTCGGCCGCAACGGCCTCTCCGCCAGCTTGAAGCAAAAGCGCGCCAAACCCTCCGGAGTCAGTATCGGAAATTGTATTCCCAACAAAAAAAGAATTTCCAGATAGGTATTTCAGCCAAACAGGTGCAGTTGATCCGCCAACAAAAACATTGTCCTCGATGCATAGATTATCCATTACGCCTGTTGCGGTTGATGTTAGCTCTATACACTGCTGAGCACCGCCCGCCTTAACAATATTATTTTTAACTGTTTTATCGTTTCCTCTTAAGCTCATGGCACCAGCAATAGTTGATGATGCGCCTGCGGAAATGTAGTTGCCGTCAATGACCGCACTCTCTGATACGTCAAGCAAAGAGCAGTCAATAAAATCATTCCCCCTTATTACTATACCTGAATTATCAGAATCTCCAGATTGAACACCTCTTTTGGCTATTCCGTCGCCAACAAACCTATTCCCTTGTATCTGTAGGCCAGTAATTGGAAATGTCGGGCTGTCTGCATTATCGATCCTAACAATAAAGCCATTGGGATTTGCGCCGCTAGAACAAACATTGCCCTCAAACACAAAGTCAAAAACCCCGGACTCAAAAGTCACACAAGAAAGCACTGCGCCAGAAGCGTTATTGGAAAGGCTAATTATATTGCCAGAGCAAACGCCATTACATGCTTCGAACTTTAATAGTTCCGGGTTGTTTACGGTTGATGACGGAACTATATCTATTTTGTTATTTACAATAATTAAATCTACAGAGGTAAAGTATTTTGTCAAAAAAGCAAGATGCCCAGCGGTAATTGTACATCCCCTAACCTCCGTTCTTGGGGCTCCAATATTGTTTATGCTTGCCACATTAGCGCCAGTGCTGTTTTGAGCGCTGACGATCACGCAATCAATAACCCTGAATCCGTCAGTCGTTCCTCCATTTTGGCCGCCACCATAGATTGCAATACTTGAGCTTAAAGAGTCGTCCTTCTCAATTCGGACCTGCCTTATCGAGCTTCCAGATCCATTTACAGCTTCAATTACGCCGAGCGCATCTGACAGCAAAATTACTCCGCCGGTAAGCTCGGTTGACGCACCTATAGTGACTGTAGAATCTATAAACATCTTACCGGAGCTGTTAACTGAAAGTGTGCCGCCACCAATAGAATCAATATAACTCAAAGCCGCCTGAAACCTTTCTGAGTCATCAGTTGCTCCATCAAGCGCTACGCCGAATTGACGAACGCTGACAGCGTCACCAGGAAATAAGCCTTTAGCTTGATGCTCGGAAAGGTCTATAAATGATCCGCCGTCGTCGGTGCCAGTCCCCGCCGGAACAATTAAATAATCATTACCACCCCCATCACCAGGAGAATAATAGCCCTTTGTTTTAGCTGTATACCCTACCGGAAGGCCTGATGCCACCAGCTCAACAACAGAGTCAAAAATATACGCTATCCCATCAGCAGGAATAATGCCGGTTGGAAGCTCGCTAAGGTCTACATTTTCAAAGCCACTTAAATCATTTTTCCAGCGAATATATTTTCCTGCCTCGGGAGCCTCACTAGTCAGTCCGGATGTGCCTTGTGAAGACTGACCAAAAACAACCGCCTTTCGTGCCACTTCTAAAACCTGCTTAATCTGTGCGACCTGCCTGTCATTCTCATTATTTACTGTGGATGGAAGAAAATCACCATTCTGCTGGTAATCAACCGTCCTATCGTAAGGTATACCAGAAACAATACTAACCGCATCACCAGCAGAAAGCGGAGTATTAAAAGTAATAAACCCACCATCTTCGTCGCCAATAGTTCCAGAATCAACAACATAGTCTGTTGTTAAATCAGCGCTATCATCTGGTTCCTGACCAAAAGGAGTGACATAAACGTCGAGCTCATCACTATTAAATATCTTAAACGTGTAATTAAATACCACTTGTCCAGCGGTTGCTGTGTACTCGTCGCGGCTTGGATTGTTTGTAATTGTCATTTGACCCCCGAAAATTCATTAATGCCGCCTTCGATCTTATCAAAAGCCTGCCTCA